CACAACGTGCCTTCCAACGAGCATGGACGCTCTCCGACGATACGGAGGTTAGATCCGTCGAGTTTAATGATGGACTCCTTACCATTACATTGGGAAAAGTAGTTCCTGATCATCACAAAAGAGTAGATTACATCTAACATACATAGGGGGATTGACAAATGTTAATCCCTCTTTTATAATATAAGTAAAGCATTTTTGACATGGCAAAAGGAAAGAAAGAACCAATTAATATTACTCCTCCTGCTCCTCCTCAAGTTTTAGTAAAGTCTGAGAGAGTAAAAGTTGTTGTGATGTTTAATGGAGACAATGTAATATGCGATTTACAGGAGGCAGTTGATAAAGAGACTGGTGCAAGACAAGCATACATCGCAAACTATCCATACAAAGTTGAGTATGACTCACCTAAAATGGATAAGGCAGGAGTTGTAACAGACCCAGAAGTCAAAGTTCATTACTCACCATGGTGTCCACTATCTCCAGAAGTAAGAATTCCATTGAATCATAATATGGTTGTAACTGTATTAGAACCAGTGCCAAGTCTTAGAGATACATACATCAGCAATGTGCAAAAGATGGGTGGTAGCGTAGAATGAGTATAAAGATTTTATTATTAAAATCTAACGAAGAGATAATAACAGAAGCACAAGAGTTAGTAGAACCTGAGACTAAAGATCCTGTTGGATTTAAGTTACATAAACCCTTTCGTTTAGAGATTGTCTCTGACGAAGAGGGTCTTGTTTTTAATCGTGAGAAAGGATATTCTTTATCATGGTTTCCTTGGGCACCTCTAAGTAAAGATAAAGACTTCTTTCTTCCTGCAGGACATGTTATTACTGCATACGATCCGTTAGATAGTATTAGAGATCAATACCTACAGGCAATTAAAGAAGAGAACTATGACGAAAACTTCAAGAAACATGAAGCAGTCATGGCGGGTGTTCGTGATGAAGACTTAGACATGGAACAGATATTTAAAGATGCCGAAGCAGCACTAGAAGATGAGGACACTTAAATTATATGACACGGATGATAATTTAATTCTGTCATATAAAACAGACCATGAGTTTCATGGTAGTCAACTCATTGAGATTGAAGGTCCTGTTCTTATAGGCAAATGTCTGGTTGACTATCTTGCTAAAATTAATGGCGAGTTTGGTATCGTCACTTTTGATCAACCAATAGAAACTCCACTATACACATTAGATTTTGTTCCTCAACCCTTTCCGTTGTTTGTAGGTGGCACACAACAATTTGAGCATCTTATGTTCAACGGTCCTACTTACTTTAACATAAGGGTTGACGAATACAAACCTTGGATGTATATTGGTAATCTAATTACCAAAAAATTTATTCCAGAACTAAAATCTATTTCTCCTGTATACAAATACAAGAAACAAGATAATAACATCTGGGATAAAGAAGACTTACGAAAATTAGAAACATTATGCAAATCGCTTTGATAATCCTTAAGAGTGGTATTGAACTAATTACCATGGCAGAACAACTAGAGGAAGAACCTAGTTGCCACATGCAAGATCCATATCTTATTAAAGAAGATGGGACTCTGGAACCTTGGCCACGTTTTACCACAGACACTGACGTATTGCTTTATTCTGAAACTATTGCTACAATAGTCACACCAACAGCAGAACTGAAAAAGAAATACGAGACGGTTACTAAATGAGTGATTTCTATACCAATGTCCAACTAATCAAAAATAACATATACTACATTGGGTATGAAGGTGGTCAACGCATCCAACGTAAGTTTGAATTTCAACCAACTCTTTACCTCACTAGTAAAACACCAAGTGAATGGAAAACACTTACAGGTCAACCTGTAAAAGAATTTAAACAAGATAGTGTAAGTGAAGCAAAAGCATTTATAGAAAGATATAAAGACGTAGAAAATACATCAGTCTATGGGTATGACAGATATTTGTATCAGTTTATATCTCAAGAGTTTCCTGATGAAGTTGACTACGATGTCAAACAGTTAAAGATAATGTCACTCGATATTGAGGTTGAGTGTGAGAATGGATTCCCTAACGTTCAAGAGTGTGCTGAGTCTATGCTCAGTATTTGCATGCAAGATTATCATACTCGTAAGATAACACTGTTTGGAACGAGACCATATAATAATACAAGAGAAGATGTAAATTATATTTACTGTGACGATGAAGAACACATGCTTCATAGTTTTCTAGCATTCTGGCAAGATAATTATCCTGACATTCTTACTGGTTGGAACGTAGAACTTTATGACGTCCCATATATTTGTGGTCGTGTTGATAGATTGTTTGGTAAGGAAAAGATGAGACTACTATCACCATGGGGTATGGTGCATGGTGATGAGATAGAGATAAAAGGTAGAGTCAATAAAGTATATGAAATGAAAGGGATCAGTGTAATGGATTACATGGATCTATATAAGAAGTTCACCTATACAAATCAGGAGTCATATCGTCTAGACCATATTGCAAATGTAGAACTAGGACAAAAGAAAGTTCAACATGATGAGTTTGAGAACTTCAAAGATTTTTATACAAAAGATTGGCAGAAGTTTCTTGACTATAACATCGTTGACGTGGAACTAGTTTCTCGTCTAGAAGATAAAATGAAACTGTTAGAACTTGCTATTGCTCTAGCATATGATGCTAAAGTTAATATGCGAGATGTATACTATCAGGTGAGAATGTGGGACACACTGATCTACAATTTTCTAAAGAAAAAGAAGATTGTTGTCCCTCCTGCACAAAGATCAGATAAAGACGCAAAATACGAAGGTGCTTATGTCAAGGAACCAATACCAGGACGCTATGATTGGGTGGTCAGTTTTGATCTCAATAGTCTGTATCCTCATCTTATTATGCAATACAATATTTCCCCAGAAACCCTCGTTGAAAAAAGGCATCCATCCGCTACTGTTAATAAGATCCTCGGACAAAAAGTAGAGGTTCCAAAAGAGTTTGCATTGTGTGCTAATGGTGCAATGTATCGCAAAGACATTCATGGTTTCTTACCAGAAATGATGCAGAAGATATACAATGAACGTGTGCAATCTAAGAAACTTATGCTCATGGCAAAACAAGAGTATGAGAAAACCCCAACAAAGGAGTTAGAAAAAAGTATAAGTAAGTATAACAACATTCAAATGGCACGTAAGATTCAATTGAACAGTGCTTATGGTGCAATTGGAAACCAATACTTTAGATATTTCAACATAGTGAATGCTGAAGCAATTACTATGTCAGGTCAGGTGTCTATCAGATGGATAGAACATAAGATGAATGATTATCTAAACAGGATTCTAAAAACGGAGAAGAAAGATTATGTTATTGCTAGTGACACTGATAGTATCTACCTCAATCTGGGTGATCTGGTCAAGACTGTATACAAAGGGAGAGAAGCGACTGATCAAAGCATTGTGTCGTTCCTTAATAAGGTCTGTGAAATGGAACTTGAAAAGTATATTACGAGTTCTTATGAAGCGTTGGCAAAGTATGTAAACGCATACGAACAAAAGATGATAATGAAGCGAGAGAACATCGCTTCTAGTGGTATCTGGACTGCCAAGAAAAGATACATGCTCAACGTGTGGGATAGTGAAGGTGTAAGATACAAAGAACCCAAACTCAAGATGATGGGTATTGAAGCAGTGAAGTCATCAACTCCTGCACCATGTAGAACTGCAATTAAAGAAGCTATTCAAATCATGATGAAAGGAACTGAGAATGAATTAGTTGCTTACATAGATAGTTTCAGAAATAAATTTGATTCATTACCACCAGAAGATATCGCATTTCCGAGGTCAGTCAATGGACTACGCAAATACAAAGCGAAGACAACCGTGTATTCAAAGGGATGCCCTTTACATGTTCGTGGAACTTTGCTTTATAATTTTCATATCGAAAAGAACAAACTTGAATACAAATATCCACTCGTAAACGAGGGTGAAAAAATAAAATATATTCATCTTAGAAAACCAAACAAAATAGGAACAGAAAACGTTATCTCATTCCTCAATACATTTCCAAAGGAATTGCAACTTGAGGGACAGATAGATCGTGACACACAATTTAAAAAATCTTTTCTTGACCCTTTACAAATCATCACTAATGTGATAGGATGGGATACAGAAAGAGTGCCAACCCTTGAATTTTTATTTACATGACATCATCATTTTTGAAAAGCATTGTTAAAGAGATTGACAATGAATTTGCAGGACTATTATCAGAAGGTGGCGTAGGTGACATTGAATCTTTCGTTGATACAGGATCGTATATATTCAACGCATTGGTTAGTGGATCTATCTACAAAGGAGTTCCTAGCAATAAGATCACTGCACTAGCAGGAGAGAGTGGCACAGGTAAAACATTCTTCTGTTTAGGTGTAGTGCAAAGTTATCTACGTGACAACCCAGATGCGGGTGTTGTTTACTTTGAAAGTGAAGCAGCAGTCACAAAAGAAATGATTGATGAACGTGGTATTGATGGAGAACGTATGATACTTGTTCCTGTCACTACAGTTCAAGAGTTTAGGACTCAAGCAATACAAATTTTAGATAAATATCTTGAACAGAAGACAGAAGATCGCAAACCAATGATGTTTGTGTTAGACTCTTTAGGTATGCTTTCCACATCTAAAGAACTAGCAGACAGTGCCGAGGGTAAAGACACTCGTGACATGACTAGGGCACAAGTTGTGAAAGCAATTTTCAGAATTCTTACATTAAAACTAGGTAAAGCAAATGTCCCATTACTTGTCACAAATCACACCTACGATGTTGTCGGTGCTTACGTCCCAACCAAAGAGATGGGTGGCGGTAGCGGTCTTAAGTATGCTGCTAGTACAATCATTTACCTCTCGAAGAAGAAAGAGAAAGACGGTAAAGATGTCATCGGAAATATTATCAAAGCTAAGGCAGCAAAGTCTCGTCTAACAAAAGAAAATTCTAGTGTAGATACAAGATTGTATTTTGATTCACGTGGACTTGACAAGTATTATGGTCTATTAGAATTAGGAGAAAAGTATGGAGTCTTTGAGCGTAAAGGAAATAGGATCGTTACTGGTAATAGTAGTGTATATCCTTCTGCAATACTTAAGGATCCAGAGAAATATTTTACAGCAGAAATAATGGAGAAGTTGGATTGGGCAGCGGGTCAAGAATTTAGGTATGGTTCATGATAGATGAAATATTTTCATGTCCAGTTCGTAAGTATAATATAAACGATCCCCTAATAAAGAAGTGGGTCTCCGAACAATACGAAGAAGAAAAATTTAATATAACATCACCATTCAGATTACACATCACTGACTTTCCTGCGAACTTGTCAACTGAGTATACTGATGTCACCGAAAAATTACTGGACGATTTAGGACTCGGTGAGTCACACGTTGCAATAATATCTGATATAATATTGTCAGCATTAGAGAAAGGTGATACAATGGATAGATGCAACACACTTCCAAGTCATTATACTGCAACCCACTATATAAGTGGTAATGACGCAGATGTGTTTTATCATCCTGCGAGATCATTTTTGCAATTATTTAATCCTGGTTTAGATGAGTGGGGTAGTGCTGCTAGTCTCTATGTAAATGAAGGTGATGTTATCGTGCATCCATCTTACCTAGAGTATTCTACACCTAATATTGAGAAACAAAGATTGACATTGACGTTGTTAATTCAATTACAGGAAAGAGTATGAACGAAGTAGAACAGTTAGTTATAAAAAACTTAATGCTTGATGAGGAATATGTGCGTAAGGCACTACCTTTTATCAAATCTGAGTATTTTGCAGAGTCTAGTGGTAGGAATTTGTTTACCATTATCCATAAATACTTTACAGAATACGATGCTCTTCCTACAAAAGAAGCATTGCAGATAGAGGTTGGTCAATTGAGTGGTATTTCCGATGACCAACACAAAGATATTCTGAAGAGTATTGATAATATTGACGGAGAAAGATCCGACTACGAATGGATATTAGATACAACTGAAAAGTGGTGTAAAGAAAGAGCATTATATCTTGCATTGATGTCTTCAATCAAAATTGCAGAAGGCAATGACGAGCAGAGAGCAACAGGTGCTATACCAACTATATTATCAGATGCATTAGCAGTATCATTTGACAATCATATAGGTCACGATTACCTTGAAGACTACGAGGAGCGATACAATTTCTATCATCAGAAGGAAGAGAAAATTCCTTTCGATCTGGAGTTCTTTAACAAGATTACGAAAGGTGGTCTTCCTAATAAGACTCTCAATGTTGCTCTTGCGGGCACTGGTGTGGGTAAGTCTTTGTTTATGTGTCATTGTGCCAGTTCTGTTCTACTCCAAGGTAAGAATGTTTTATATATTACTCTTGAGATGGCAGAAGAAAAGATTGCCGAAAGGATAGACTCTAACCTTTTGAACTGTGATATACAGAACATTACTGAGTTACCTAAGATGATGTTTGAGAACAAGGTAACTAACATTGCTAAGAAGACACAGGGTAAACTAGTCATCAAAGAATATCCTACAGCATCAGCACATGTAGGTCATTTTAGATCATTACTAAATGACTTGGCATTGAAAAAATCATTCAAACCTGATATAATATACATAGACTATC